ATGCTCTTAAGTGTTCAAGTGGTGAAGGTGAGGCTCGGCTCAATACCGTAAACCGCTGGCGGCACAGTCCGAGACTGGGCTCGCTCCTAATCCTTTTTGTCTGCTTTATCCTTTGCATCGTCTTCTGCAACATAAACTAACATCCCTGACCGTTGATTATTCACATAGGTGATTTGCTTTACGGGGATAAATGTCCATGCCTCCAACATACCCTTAGCCACTTGCGCTACTACTAATTGCCCCTTGTACTTGCCCGCGTTCACCATTCGAATAATCCGCCAGCGTAACTCAATCTTGCCCGTGCCTTTGTGGCGCTCAAAGGATGCCCATACTTCATCAGGTTGGGTTAACACTTCTGGCAATAGCGGTAGCAAAGGGGCGCGGGCGATATCGATATGTTTGGCTAGACTGGCGGCATTCACATACACAGGGTAAGGGCCACTTTGCCACACGGTATCAGCCCCACCGAGTACCTGAGTGACCAATGTTTGTAATTCGGCTTGCGTGCTTACCTTATCGGCTAAGGCCACAGTATTAGGGTGTAAGGGTAATAACTCAGGTCGGCCTGCGGTTCGCCAGTTCCCAGCGGTGAGAGGTTCCCAGGCTTCGCTTTTAATCGCCCGCCATTGGGCCATGGCTTTGTCCGCGAGCTGCTGCCCTAAATGGGTTTGCCCTGGTGAATAATCAAAGCCAGGATCAATCCCTTTAGGTACCGTGAGAACTTCACCCGTTTTAGGGTTTACCCACTCATAGCTTTCATCTGCGGGCAACTGGCTCACGCTCAAGCCTTGGCGCTTAAGTTGGCCCTCAGTCATCCCGCGTACCGAGCAAGTACAGCCCCAACCGTTTTGCGGAAAATGCGTTGGCCACCACGGGCTACTTGCTGGCAACACCATATCGTGCCAACGTAAATGATCTTGCCTTGGGGTGGCGCTATGGCCGTGTTTATATTGCCAGTAGGGGAACTGTTGCAGTTGATCCCAGCGCCCAGCGTTGTAGCTTTGGCGCATATTGGTATCGTAAATAATCTGCGCTCGCCAGTCGGCATTGCCCGTATGATCCCAACCATGCTTGGCCACTATGGTTTTAAACTGCTTTTTAAACTCGTTTAAACTCATGCCCTCGCTTATGGCCTTATCAACCGATTGCCGCAAGTCGGTAAGCAGTTCGGCCTTTTGTGCGCCTGCCACCACAAAAGCGCGGCTGTGCATACCACCCCACAAGTCATCCCACGCCTGTGTGGGCATATTCAGCTTTTGCCGAAAGAAGTCGATGGCCTGCTGAAATTGTACGCCGCCGTATTGGGCCGTTGGCGCTGATTTTGACGGCATTAGTTACCAAGCTCCACATCATAGCGACCAGCTAACGCGGCAGTTGACATGGCTTGCTGCATAATCGCCGCCAGCTTTGCCGCTCCTTGGTTGCTGTAGGCATCTATCAGCACTTGCTCGATTTCATCCCAGCTTTGAGCCTTTTCAACTAACGCGGCAATACCTGTGATCTCCGCATCCAGCTGTGCCCCTGCGGCATTGGCAAGGGACTGAGTAAGCGGGGTAAGCTCCATGGTTTTACTGGGTATTTGCTTAAGCGATGCGATAGGGGCAGGAATTCCCCCTAGCATTTCATCAATTAAGGATTCAGGAATAGCTGGGAATCCCGCTTTAATTAGCGCTCTGGCACTGTTTTTATCAATCTGTTCAGCATTAAGTTGCGTGATAATTTCACTGAGTGACTTAATTTGAGCACCGTTCAGTGCGGTTTGCTGGATTGAGTCTGCACCTGTTGTGGTCTGTCCGTTTTGTTCCATAGACAAGTTACCACTAGATCCCAACACTGCTTCACCTTCTTTGGGCACCGGAATACGCAGCTTTTCATTTACCCAGGCGCTGGGGATTTTCGCACCAACCTGCACCAGTGCGGGTATTGCTTGGCTAAATTGCACTAGGTCTTCGGCTTGCTGAGTATCAAACACTAAGCGGGCACGGCGGCGAGGATGGCCAAAGGTGGTGCCATTCATCATCACCAAGGGCCACACGAGATCACGGGTTAAGGTCGAGGCGATTTGCCGTAAATCTGAGAGCAGCAATTCTTCGCGTACTTCGTTATGCACATTACCAAGGGCATTGGTTGAACTCTTACCGTCCGCTTGGCTGGTGAGTGTGCCGCCTAAAATGGCCTTAGATTGGCTGCGTTCTGCCCAGTCGAGCATGGCCATATAGGGGTCGCTCGCACCACGGGCTGCATCCTTAAACTCAATTTCCATCCCCTTGGGGATAATCCCACCCGCGTTATGGCCAATGCTCATAATCGCTTGCAGCAAGGTGGCCTTTTCTTCCTTACTGGCACCATTAGGATATTTACCTAGGCGCAGTGGCAGACCATAGATTTCTAAAAACTCGGCAAGATCCCTGACCGAATAGTTCTTAAACAGGAAGGGCCACGCCAGTACTCTCACTAGGCCCGCCCGAGCCACATAGCCTGACTTGGCTTTATGGGTATGTTGTACCCAGCCCAGTGGCCAAAGTTCCTCCTTACCGCCACCATCAAGGCGCAGTAAGACTTTATTGCGGTTGTCATCATCCACCGTAAACCGACGCGCAGGGATCGACTCAAACTTACCTGGATACCAAATACTGCCATCTTGATCCCAATGGATTTGGCTATTAGCGACACAGCGTAAAATGCCGTCGCCCATATCAAGGATCAAATCTTCAAAATCGGGGATGCCATTAATGACATCGGTGACCATATCCGCATCACGCTGTTCATCCTTACTGGCGTTTGGGGGCGGCACGATTTGCCATGCTTTACCCAGCAGCGCATTCTTGCGCTTTTGTAGTTCGGCCATGATATGGGCGTCTTTCTCTTCAATATCATCGGCCAGATCAAACTGGGCCGTGAGATTGTTATATTCCGCATCCTGCATAATCGCCGCTAATCGCGCAGGGGTGAGCCCACTGGTTGGATGCTCAGCCCACTCTTTACGAATAAAGCCCACTTGGGCACGGTCGGTTTGTTGATTGTTTAAGGCGGGGTTTGTACGCCCCAGCCGTTGTTTAATTTGCTCTGGCGTGGCCATTACCAGCCTCCTTTAGTGGAACCGCTATAATCGTTATCTTCATCAGCGTGATGGTTATAATCGCGGCTATTGCCATTACCGTCCCAGCGGTTAGTGGACTTAGGTAAGGCGGTAAATTCGATAGCGCCACCTTCCATGTATGACGCACGAACGGCCATACACAGACCAACGGCAAAGTCACCGTGGCGCTTGCCTTTGCTATTACTCGACTCTAAGTCAGCCTTACGACCTTTATCGATCGAGGGGATACCGTTAACTAACTTGATATGCTGTAAGTCATCGAGCACGCTCTGGTGACGGGGGATCTCAAGGTTGAATGCCTCAAACTCACCCTTCATTTTTGGCATCCATTCGTGATACCAACTCTGCGACAGATGTACTTGATCAACCATTTCAGTGCCGTATTTCAGCGCGGCTTGTTCGGCTAAATAGCCGCCGTTACCTGTAGCATCAAACGCCAACCCCACTAGCCTTGGCATCCGGTCACAGATATAAAACATCACCTGGCGCTGTTGCTCGTAGGTGGTGTCTCGAAGCTCTACCACAAAGGGCAGGCGCTTTCTTAAATCGGGTTTAATGGCCAAGGGCACAAACACGGTTAAGTCGCCACGCCGCGCAAAGTCTTCACCAAAGGAGTGGTTATGCTCTGGATTTAGCTTGGCCAACTCTGCTTTTAAATGCTGCTCGCACCAATCGCGCACCTCGGCTTCGCGCATTTCTGGCGTCCAGCTCATGAAGTTTTCAGGCGCTTCAAAACGGTAAATAGGGATAGAACGATCGGCGACCATGGCCGCTTCAATCAGTACCCGGCTAAGGTAAGCACCACCTGATTTTTTAGGCACGCAGCCATATTCTTCATCGGCGCTTTCTTTATTGGGGGCGTTTTTATACAGCCCTTCACGCCAGGCAATTTCACCTGCAAGCGACCATGTTTGGCCTGTGACATAGCAGATCCGCTTATACAAGCCATCAGCAATGGCATCATCCAGCGTGATGCGGTGGATGCTGTAGTCTTTGCGGCCCTCTCGGGCATCATTAATCAGGCTATTAAAGAGATTATCCACGCCATTGTGGGTACTGATTAACCTGACCTTGTTGCCCCACATGGTTAATGCTAACGCCGCCTTAAGCAGCTCTTCTAAAGACTCGTGGAATGCGGCCTCATCGATAACCACATCCCCCTGTAAACCACGCAGGTTAGAGGGGCGCGAACTGAGTGCCTGAATTTTCCGCCCCGTCTTGGGGAAGCGGATCATATAGGTGAGGATTTCTTCTTTCTTCTGCGAATCCCAGAAGGTTTGCTCATACACATCAGCTTCTGCGAGCTGGTTAAAAGCACGGGCAAACAGCGCACAAGCGGCGATATATTCCAGCGCCATCTCTTTTTTGCTGCCAACGTAAAAGGTATTGCAGCCCCCACGGCGGCGCGGTTTAGCGGCTTTAATCACATTGCGGCCAGCCTCTGCCCAAGTTAAGCCGGTGCGGCGGCTTTTTTCGGCAATCATGATCGGCGCTTCATCTTCAAACCAGCGCTGCTGATATGGCAAAAATACGGGCTCATTAGCAGGTTGAGCGTCACCAATATCCTGCGGTACATCCACCCCAGCCAGCGCCATTTCTTCGGCTAAGTCTATTTTGCGTGGACTGGTGATAGGTGTTAGATGCAAGCCTGATTTAGCCATTATGCTTTCCCTAATAGAATTTGGCGGATTTTGCTTTCGAGCTGCTCGCTCATACCATCTTCCCCGCGTAACTCTTCATTAAGTGCATTAGCCGCTTCGGCCGCAAACGCGGTGCGGATCTCCTTCTCGCGCTTATGGCTGGCCATGGCGGCAGACTCCAAGCGTTGCACCGCTAACATGGCATCTTTAATCATGCCAACGTCGGCACCTTCGCCCGTTTCAGACTCGTTTAACAGGGCTTTAAATAGCTGTGAACGGGCCATTTCAAGGATCAGTTTGGTGACTTCACCCGTGGGTTTATCACCCAGTTCTGCCGTCCACACTTGGGTGATCTCACGCATCTCGCGCAGACTTTTACCCACAGCCTCCATCTTGGTGGCATAGCGATTAATGCCAGCGCGGGAAAGCAGCTGTTCTTCTGGCAAGCCTGCGGCTTTAATCAGCGCATTGATTTCATCGAGCAGATCAATCTGCTGAATCGAGCCATTACGCAGCCCAGCATCGAGCTTCTTGCGGATAGGATCTGGCAGTAAATCGACTTTAGAGCGACGGCCTCGGGTTTCATTTGCCATTGTCAGCTCCTTTAGAAGACTTTATCGAAGCAGCAATATCCTTCTGCGCTTGAGCCATGGCTTTTTGCAAAGCTCTCTCGGCCTGTGCGACTTGAGGCACTTTAGCGAAATACATCTTGCGAAACTCGCCTTCGATATACCGCTTTCCTTCTTTTTCCATCATTGGCTTAATGACTTGGTTTTCTACATCAGCGGCAACCAAAGCAAGGGCTAAGTGATAAAGCACGTTCTTTTGGCCAGCAGTTAACGGTTTAACGGCCATGACTATTCTCCCGCCCGTGGACGCTTAACGCCTGGCACCGTTGCGCGGCCTTTGGCTACATCTTGGCCGCGACCAGTCAATGTGGCAGTGGTCACTTTGCCCACTAACTCGGTTTTGATCAGCCCTTGCTCGGCCAGCCAAGCGAGCTGCACCTTTAATGAGTCGCGGCTAATGTCGAGGCCATAGGCAATCAAGCCATCTTGTAAGATGGACTCATTGAGTGCGAACGCTCCCGCTTCGGTCAGTAATCGAAGCACCACAAGGCGTTGGTGCTCATTGATAATTTGCTGCATCGCCATTATTGGTGGCCTCCTTTCAGTTCGTTTTCGAGTAGCATGTCGGTCTTAGTTTCGAGTCGCCTTATGCCTTGTTCCATTGCGCCAAAGCGCGCACCTAAGCCTTCGAGGGTTTTATCCAGGGCGTGCAATTCTTCACGGGTTGGCATGTACTCCAATTGCATTTCAGTTTCGCTTAGGCGCTTGTCGATTCCGGCCACCGCTTGGACGACCTTGTCGTGCTCAATCCGTGGGGTAAAGCGAGTGCTAAACCACGCCATCAACAGGGCGCAAAAAACGCTAATCACGCTGCCAATAAAGCCCCAGTATTTGCCGAAAAATTCAAATAACGATTCGATCATAAACGCATCCCATAGCGCTGCTTTTGGCGCAAATCTTCATCCTGTTGGCAACTGATACAGCGCTGTGCTGTGTGTCGTTCTGGCTCCACCGCCTCAAGGCAATCAATGCAAATGCCATTGCCTTGAGGTTGTTGTTTGTGGCGGGCGGCAGCGATACGGGCGTCACGTTCACGCATTTCGGTATCGCTGGCGCGGTCTAATTCGTCCATTGGGTTCCTTACTGGTTCTTATCTTTTTGGTGTCGTTGGCGCCAATCGTGCAGGGCTTGCCAGTCGAGGTTGCATTGCCCTAAGTCAGCGATGAGAGACAGCATCAGCTCGGCCATTGCTGGATTGGCTAGGCACACGGTTTGCTGCGTCAGTAGGCACTGAAGCACGGGCTGTGGCACTTGGGTCACTTGGCACTCGCGCATCAGTGCTGCGGGCGGCAACACATACGCTGTCGTGTAAACGGGCACGTTGCGCACAATCGGCGGCGTGGCTGAGCAAGCGCACAACATCATTAGGCACAGGAGCATCGCGCCATGCTTTAGCATCTTCATCGGTAGTGTCCTGCAACAGTTGATTGAGTTGGTTTTTAAGGGCGTGATGGCGGCCCATTAGATCTGCCTTTTGCAGCGAGACTTGCTGTAATTGCAAGGCAAGCTGCTCTGACTCAGCCGCTAATGCGGCCTTATCGGCATTGGATTTGCGCAAGCTTTCCGCCAAGTTATCCGCATCGGTTTGCAGCGTTGATTTATCCGCGAGCGCTTGGGTAAGTTGGCTTCTTGTCGTGGCTAATTGGTATTGAGCTAAACAAAGCACTGCCACAAAAAGCGACACAATCAACCATT